TTTCTTGACCTTTCGGCTTCCCATACAATTACTCATATCAAACCTTCCTGTTCTTAGTAACTAATTGGCACATTAAAATAAAATAGTCTTGGGTATATTTGCTTTTCATGACGTTAATGTCTTTATGAACTAGCTGAATATTATCCAAGACGTATCCTTTATTGCTATCTATCCTGTCTATTGAGGCTGTGTGGCTTCTTCCTACATCCGCCCAACCTATCTGTAACCCTGTTAATGCACAAACTTTACCCTGTTTTATATATAAATCCCATACATCTTTTACTTCTATTTGCCACTCAATCCCTCTAGTTTCTGCGCCTACTTTGGCTTTACCGAGCCAAGAGAGTTTGATTTTTTCGTAACTATAATGTGGCTTTGTGTTATTTACTATTGAAGAGCATCGAAGACATCGTTTATTAGCTAAAAACGAGTTTATTGCATACCCTCTACGTAAATAAGACTGCTCAACTCCACAAAAATTACACTTCTTATACCACCGTTTACCCCTTTTATATACACCTTCGGGTACCGTTACCACTTAACTTTGTCAGCCCAGTACGCTGCTGACATTTTACCTCTCTTAATATTCTTAGCATGTCGGGCTTTGAACGACTTACGCTTAGCTTTCATTCTGGCAGACTCGCCAGCTTTAGGTTTACCGGCTGTACCAGACACGGTTCCTACCTTTTTACCCTGTTGTCCAAAACGAATAATCTTTTCTTTACCGCCTTCGCATGCCTTGACGACATGGGATTTTTTGGCGTGACCAGGGGTACTCCTTGCTTTGTTGCAAGGCATTGATTTCTTACTTAAGGGCTTAGTTGCCATATTCCACCTTAAATCAAAAGGTCATAACCGCTAGGCCACAACCTTTTAACCCTTATTAGCCGTAGAACAAAGTAACAGCGGCTGCGCCGTTTGCGTCTAGGTAAACACCGTTTTCACACAACAAGCCTTCGCCTGGTATATCTACAATATGTTGCCCTGCAACAGCAGCTGGTAGCGTAAGAACCGCCGTACCTGAAGCAGCAGAAGCATTATCGTAGAAAACTACAGCTGTGCCTGGGGTAGAAACAGCATAAAACACGCTTTTAATTCGTGTCCTATAAGCCACCATAGCGCCGTCACCAGTTGCATACGCGGATTTAACGTCGTATTGCATGGTTTTCTCCTATTAGCCAGCTGAAACTGTTAGTACGCCTGAGTCACTCCAAAGTTGCCCTGCAACAGATGGGTCAGAAGTAGGTAGATTTGAAAAAATAACGACACTATTTGAGCCGTCATAAGTAATCGAAAAATTGGTAGTCTCTACGCCAGTGTTGGCAGCGACAGTGATATCTTTGAAGCCATTCTCTGAACGAACTGGCCCTTGAAAAGTAGTATTAGCCATCTTATTTCCTTTCGTGTAGTAGCACTTCTCACACCATCTCTACTAAGTCTGCTAGGTCAGTTGGCATGAGTTAAACCCTAGTACCTTCAGTATAAAACAAAAAAGGGGGGCTTGTAACCCCCCTCTCTATTAGGCGCCTTGTGAGCCGAAAACTCCGAGTGGATCAGACCAACCGAAAGAATATCGTTCACGAGCCTTATAACGAACGTTACCTGTGTCGAAGTCTCCGTCCATAGAAGTGCTCATTGCTGAGCGGACAAAGTGCTTCATACCATTTGGTACGTCAGTTGTAAGGAACCAACCGTCAGTATCGGTCAACCAGTGGTTAACAGTGTAACCCTCTGGAATAGAACCGTTGCTTACGATTGCGTTAACGTCGTTGTCCGCCGTACCTACACGCTTCTCGGTCTCAAGGAGTCGAGTTGCAACGAACTGTAGAGCAGGTGGAACAATTAGTTTACGAGGCTTAGCAGCAATCAAAAGACTACGCTCATCCGTCCAACCAGCGATCTGAATAACAGCTGCTTCAAGAGAAGTTTCGTTAAGATCAGCCTGAACAGCTGGCGTGTTGCTGTTTGTACCACCAGAAACTAGTGGGTGTGCAGTTGAGAAAAGAACAACCCCATCACCACCAGTGTAACCAGCAGTCCAACCGTTGTTTAGAACGGCAGCAGCTTTAGTTTGCTTGGTGTAAGCCATAGCACGAGCCAAAGCCTTTGTATAACGTGATGACAATGAGTCATACAAGTTATCTTCAATAGCCTCTTCCGTAAGAGAGAAGCCAAGAGCGATGGTTTCGTGGTTGTATCGAGCCGTCCAAGCTTCTTGTCCGTTATCGTAAGAAATTGAGCTACCCTCGTCCTTTACAGGAGCGGCTGCGAAGCCTGATAGCTTGGTTTCTTCTTCAAATGAACGCTCGGAAGATTCGGTTTCAAAAATCTCCTTATGCTCTTCGCCGTATCTGGCATATTCCATACCAAATAGCGCGTTAAGACCAGGAAGGAGTTCCTTTAATAGTTGTGCGCGTGACATAGCCATTGTACGTTACTCCTTATAGGCCGACATTATTTGTCATCTGATGTGCGCTTGGATTGAACTTAACAAGAACATCCGGATACGCATCACTAGCAGGTGACACATGGGCAACAATACGGAACGCAGCTGCTGTAGTTACAACAGTAGCATCCAGTGCTGAAGTTGAATTACCAGTAGCAGTGTTACCGGTAGAAGTTGTTTGAGCAGCAGCGAAGAAAGTGTTAGTGCCGATAACAGTCTGAGCACCTGCACCATCTAGCTGAGCTTGGAAAAGCACATTTGGGTCATCAACAACATATGCCTTAATAGTTCCGCCATTAGCAGTACCTGAAGGATAATATTGTGCCTGAACCACTTGGCCTGAAGAGTTAGTATACTCACAACCAACAAATACACCGTAAGCACCTACACCAGAGGTACCACTGATACTGTTAGTTGTAAGGTCTGCTCCGGTACCAGTAGCCAATGCAATATAACCGTCTGCACCGATAATAACAACTTGCCCATAGAATAGGTTAGTTGCTTCACCAGCTGGGTCGATTAGATATTGACTAGTAGCGCCAGAATAAGGCATGCCGTCGGCACGCTTTACGGGTTTTAGACCGTAAGGGGCAGCTGTAGTAGCCATGTTAAATCCTTTTCAAAAAAGTTATTTACCTTTTCCGAACGATGTAGTTGAACGCTTATCTGAGAACAGAGGCATTCTTTGATCGTTCTCTCTCATAAAGTTGTTGTCTACAGAGTCCGTTTGAGCTTTAGTCTGAGCAGCAAAGTATTCTCTTCGTTGTTCGACCATATCATCCGGCATTTTGCAGAGCAACAAACCCGCAACCTCAATGTTGTCTTTGAAACGACTATTGGGGTCAACAAGCATTTGTAAGTGTGGTTGTTCTGATGCTAAAACAGGTTCCCAACCTTCTCGTTGTTTGGACGAGACATTACGGGCATCTGCTTGTCCTAACAGTGCAACCCTGATCCAGCGATACGTATATCCAGGTTCTTTGTTTGGTTCTGGAAGTGTTTCTGGCCTTTGCCAGCTTTTTTTACGTTCTTTACTGGATCTTCCATCTAATTCGCGTGCAAGTCTATTATCAGCCATTTTGGTTCTCCAATCTCCTTAGTTCTTTAGCATATTGTTCAGGGGTTAAGCCAAGTTTTTTAGCTATGGCTACCTGAGACTGCTTTAGTACCATCCGTTTGGAGGAAGTACTTCGGGATGCCGGAGCAACCACAGTGGCGGGTTTGTTCTCTGCGCGGACAGGCTTGCCGCCCCCATCCGTAGATTCTTCTTCCCCAAAATATTCAGGGAAACGACGGCGCATTGTTTTGTCAACGTCCGCCCAATAATCGTCTGTACCTATGTAGCTTTCACCCTTTGTGTTTATCAGCTTTTGGTGTAACCCAAGTGCTGATGCAGTCATTTCAGGGTCGCTTCCATACCAAGTATTGCGCTCTTGCCACGCCATAGTCTTAGCATCTAGCTGTTGCTGCGGTGCAGTTTCTTGACTATTTACATCATTTTGCTCTTCTTGTAAAGCAGGTTTGTAATTTGCAATCTGTTGTTTTCTATAATTAACATCTGAAAGTTTAGATTGAGCTTCAACAATAGAGTCGGTATCACCTGACTCATACGCCTGTTTGTAGGCTTGTTTAGCCATCTCCATTTCAAACTCAATAGATTTTTTAGCTGTATCAATGTAACTTTCACGACCCTTCTGAGCTTCAGCGCGGAGTTTTTTATTCTCCTCCATAGCCTTTTTAGCCATTGCTATCGCTTCTTTATGCTCTCGCATAGCAGACTCTTTGGCTCGGCGTTCATCATGCCAAACCTTTTTCATCTGCTTAAGTCTTTCTTTTACATTATCAGAATACCCATCAAGCTCATCTTTCTCCAAGTCCTCTACTATTTCTTTAGGCATTGGAGTCCGATTACGATCCTCTTCAGGGGTATCATCCTCAACTTTAAGTTCTACGCCTGATTCTGGCTCATCGCCTTCGACTTCAAACTCAATATCTTCTTTTTGCTCAGCTTCTGCCATATCCCTCTCCTTAAGTTCGAGAAATGCCTCTAGGATCTTCTACGACCCCTTCGACACTGTCGTCGTTAATAATCCGAAACTCGGTACCATGAATTTTTATTCGTGTGCCAGCATGTGGTCGAACAAGAACAAAGTCTCCTTCTTTACACCATGCACCACTTGGGAAACGGTCTTTGTCTTTATAACAATCCGGCCCCATCTTCATGACAAATAAAACAGTAGTAAGTAATTCCTCGTGTTGCTTTGTTACATCCGCTTTCACGATTCCACTTTCGTACTTGGTTTCTATTTCGGGAATTCCGCACAGAATGCGATAACCAGAGGGATCTGGTAGTTGCTTAGCTTTTTGCTCGGCAGTATCAGGTATTGTTGTAGCTTCTTCTGGGTTATCGGGGTTCGTGCCGATAAGAAGTTCACTCATCGTCTTCGTCCATCCTTTCTGATGTTTCAGTAATTATGTTTTTTGCTACCCAAAGACCACGGTAAACTCCGCACATGTATCTGTACTTTGCGTAATCTTCCGCTTGCCCTGTAGGTAAGTTCGTTTCTATATCCTGTATTTCCTTATCAATTTTGCTTGTTAAGTACTTTAATAGGTCATTCACTTATTCTCCTTCTTCACTGGTTGTAAATTTCTAGTATTTGCTTCTCTTGCTAAATCAATGCCCATCCTGACTCCTTCAATTTGTTCTTTAGAAGAAAGGTTGGCTTTGTCTGTAGCAATCTTGGCTCCAACTTGCATACCTGCAATACGCTCTTGCGTAGCCAGTCGATCTCTTTCGAGTTCGAGACGATCTGCTTTGTCTGCTGCATCGATTTGCATTTTTTGCTGTTTGGTTTGAGCTTCCATTTGTTTGATTTGTAGCTCTTGTTGTTGCATCTGAACAAGTGGGTCTTGTGCGGCTTGTTGAGCTTTCTCTTGTGCAACTTGTGCTTGGTTCTTTTGAAGAACTTGTTGAGCGGCTGCTGCTGCAAGTCTAGAAATTTCAACTTCTGTGTTCTCATCCATTTCAGCGTTTGGAGCAGGATAAGGAACACCAGCGGCTTCTTCTATCTGTTTGCGATATTCAAAAGCTAAGTGATCTTGTATGTGTGCGGCTAGTGCGGCACCCATTTGTTGTGCCATAGGGCTTTGTGATGCCAGCTGCATTATCTTTGGATCTTGCAAAGCTGACGTATGTACTGTGATGTGCGCTTGATGATCTTGGTAAATAAACGCCTTGACCGGCTTTCCTCTGAGGATATCCATGTTTTCAGAAAC